TGTCGCAGACATACTTACAAGGCGGTAGTCTTGATTACAAAGATGAAGGTTTTTCTAAAAGATTTGTGGTTAACCCAAGTGAAGGTACAAGAAAGTGCGGATGCGGTGACAGTATCGCTGTTCCACAGATGTAACAATTTTATAATATTTAGGAGATAAGAGTGAAACAGACATGGCAAGCATTATCGGGAAAATCAAAAATGTGGATTCTAATCGCCGTAGCAGGGCTTATAGTTGTCTCTGCTATTTGGGGTTAGCACTAGGGCTAATTGGATGCGGGACGATAAAGAAAGCCGGGATAGTAGCGACAGCGGCGGGAACGGGTGCAGTTGCGGGGAGTGTACTCAGTGGGGGTGTGATTGCACCTATAGCGGGAAGCATGACAAGTGCCTTTGTGGCAGATGTGGCGACAGCGGCGATGGGTTCGTCCCATACTACTATGGCTGACGGCTCCTGCGCTCCTGATAACTTTTTTACATTGCTTGGCTCCCTTGCGGAAATGGGCGGATGGTTGCTAATATTAGTGGTGGTAATTCCCATGGTGTTAGGATGGTTTTTACCCGGTCCTGTAAAAATGAAAGGAAGAGAACCTAAACACCCTAACCCGTATATAAGATAATGCCATATAGAGCGCCACCACTGCCAGAGAATTTTCAGAACACCGGCCCATCTCCTTGGGAGTTTTTGACAACTCCTTTTTTGGAGTTCGCCCCGTCACCTGAGGCGTTCCAATCAGTTACAGGCTCTTTGGCTGACACAACCGCTGACATGGCTACTATCGATCCTACCTACGGTATAATGGGCATGGGGGGTCAGTTAGCGTCAAAATTCTTAATAGACCCTATAGCGCAGTCTTTAAACAAGTCTGCACGGGGAGAGCCTATTTCAATATTTGAGGCAGTTGAACTGGCCGCTCCTGCTGCTAGTGCTGTAGCAAAACCGGCAAAGCAAATTGCAGGATACCTTACGGAAAATAATCCGGGTAAGTTATTGTCTAATGTTCCAAACTATGTGGATAATTATTACTCAGGTGTTCCGGGTGCTAAAGAAGTCGGCGCTGCTAATGTATTTACAAAAGGCGCTATAGATACTACTAAACAATTTTTCAGCCCCCAATCAAGCACTAAGGCTGCTGCAACAGGAGTGAGCAAGGGAACGGAAAGGATCGCCAGAGATAATCTAAAGATTATTGACGATACCGAAGCCATGTATGCAAAGACCGGTTCTCTGTCTGATGAGCAAATAGAGGCTTATAAGAAAGCAGCCAAGACATTGCATGGTCAGTTAGCCTATAACGCCTTGGTTACCAAGCAGGCCGGTGGAAGAGGGCCAGTATTGCAGAAGTATCTTGATGAGGTTTATCACAATACTGATGACGCTTTTACTAAAGATGCATTTGTCAAAATGAAAGAGTATTCAACTGACGCAGCCAAGGCTCAGGTTTCGGATGACGTTATGTCGGGCGCTTACGACATTATTGCAAACACTTGGAAGACTAACAAATTGCAGGGAAACAAATCCTTATCAGAAACCGGCGCACATATGGTGGTTAAAAAGCATCGTGTAAGATCAGCCGGAGTGCATGACAGGGATGCCATATCTTCCAAGGCATTTAACCAAGTAAAAGAGAATCTTACTGCAAAAGGAGGGGGCTTTAATAGCACTGAAGATTTGTTAGGATATCTCAGGGGTATTGACGGCCCCAAGTTTAAGATAGCCGGGGCAACCGATGAAGGAGTGTATGTTCAGTTCAGTCCTGAGATGGCTTCTGGATTTGTTGAGGGAGGAACTAACGCTGTAGTACATATAAAGCCTGATAGAAGTATGGTTTTGTTTGTGTCTGACGAACATGATCTATTTGGAATGGTTCCTGTAGGATATGATAGGTTAGTTACTGTTCTTCCACCTTGGCCCATGAACTTTTTTGGAAAGGGAAAAAAACTGTCTACTTCAGAAGAGGTGTCCAGAGCAAGAATGAATGTCAAGGTTAGGGGGAGATACGACGCCAAAGAAAAGGCTATTAAAGAACCTAGTTCAGCACAGAAGCGAAAAGAAAAATTGTTTTCTCCTTATACAAAAAGACAGATGGAAAGTTTTAGAGAGGCTGCTGCGCCTGTGGATACAGACTATTTAAGATTTGGGGTGAGAAGGGGTTTTCCTTTAGCAGGTGCCGGACTTTTGAGAGAAGATAATGAATAAAACAAATACTACGCAACAAGAAAAATTTGTAGAAATGTTTCTGCTTACAGGAAACGCAGCCAGAGCAGCAGAGGTTGCGGGTTACGGTTCACCAAAGCAGCGTGGCTATGAACTGAAGAACAAGTTTAAAGATTTGATTGAAGATCGTCAGAAAAGAATGCTACAAGATAGCGTGCCTATCGCTATCAACCAATTGATTAACCTTGTGCAGGAAGCGGAGTCTGAGGCTGTAAGACTTAACGCAGTTAAAGACCTTTTGGATCGTGGAGGATTTAAACCGGTTGATAAGGTAGAACAACAGGTAACCACTGTAGAGCAAAAGACTACTGAAGAGTTGCGTGAAGAGTACGAACAACTTATGAGGACTATAAACTAATGTCTGATTACAGAAGCAGGGATTATCGTCATGGGAGTCCAACTCCTAAAAGCACGCCCAAACCCAATTCAAATAAGTTTTACAAGAAACAGAAGAAACGACCTGTCAGAAGCATTCCTTTAGACATGGCCGGTATGAGTGCAGATAAAATTATTGCAGGATACAACAGGGAGATTCCTAAAAGAAAAGCCTGATGAATGAAAGAGAAAAGTTGGAACAAGCCATTGCAACAGCAAAGGAAATCCATAAAAGGCAAAAGTATAGCAGGATAGATTTTTACGACCCATACCCGTTTCAAAAAAATTTCCATGATACGGGGTTTGAGAATAACCAAAGGCTGTTAATGTGTGCCAACAGAATAGGCAAGTCCTACTGTGGCGCAGCAGAGATGGCGATGCATCTTACAGGCTTGTATCCAGATTGGTGGCAAGGTCGTAAATATAGGAAGGCAATCACCGCATGGGTTGGCGGTGTGTCAAATGAATCAACCAGAGACATTTGCCAAGCAGAACTGCTTGGACCTCCGGAAGACCCTGAGGCATGGGGAACTGGCGCAATACCAAAAGATTGTATAGTAAGTTCAGAGCGTAAACCGGGCGTGCCTAACGCAAAGTCATTAGGATTGATCAAGCATATTAGCGGGTCTAACTCTACTGTACACTTTAAGTCATATGAGTCCGGTGTTGAGAAATGGATGGGTCGTAGTGTTGACTGCATTTGGCTTGACGAAGAGCCAGAAAGATCACTGTACTCACAGTCTGTAACTAGAACTTTAGATAGAAAAGGAATGGTGTATCTTACATTCACCCCCGAAAAAGGGATGACAGAAACTGTAAGCGCATTTATGAATAACATTCAGAGGGGCCAGAGCCTCACTAATGCTACATGGGATGACGCTTCTGATCAGGTAAGAACACTTCAGGGAAGAACAGGTCATCTGGATCAGGACACTATGACCCAGATTCTAAGTGCGTACTCTCCACATGAAAGGGAGATGCGTAAGTACGGTAAACCAACGATTGGTTCTGGATTGGTCTTTCCAATACCAGAAGAAAAACTGATGGTAGAGCCGTTTGAGATACCTGACCACTGGCCTAGAATAGCCGGTATCGACTTTGGTTGGGATCATGATACTGCCGTAGCGTGGGGAGCATATGATACGGAAGAGGATACATTCTACATCTATGACGCCTATAATGCGAATAAGCGCAGCCCTTCTGAGCATAGCGTACCTATTCTTGAGCGTCCTAGTTTTATCCCTATCGCTTATCCCCATGATGGTAATCGCAGGGATAGCATTGGTAACCCGGGGTTGGCAGACCAGTATAGGAATCTTGGGTGCAATTTTTTGCTTGAGCATTTCACCAATCCCCCGGCTTTGGGTCAGAAAAAAGGTAGTAACTCCGTTGAGGAGGGAATACAACAAATGGTTGTATTTATGGAAGAGGGTCGTTTTAAAATCTTTAACAACCTCAGCCAGATGCTTCAAGAGTATAGGCAGTACCATCGCAAGGATGGCAAAATAGTCAACGTCAGGGACGACAGTATGAGCGCAATGCGATACTGCTTTATGTCAAGAAGGTTTGGCGTTGCGGGTTCAGACGATACGTGGAACTTTAATTTTGAAAAACCAATCCAATATCAAGAGTTAGGAATCGTATGATTGAAAAAGTTACAGATGAAGATATTGTCAGCCGTATAGACGGGGAAATTAACGAAGCCCTTGGGCACGGTGACGAACTCTCAGACCAAAGATACGAAGCGATGAAATACTATTACTCTGAACCTTTCGGTAATGAGGTTGAGGGTAGATCGCAGTATGTAGACAGCACTGTGCAGGATACTATAGAGTGGATCAAGCCATCTCTTATGCGTGTGTTTGCTTCTGGTGACGAACTGGTACAGTTTGAACCTAATAGCCCCGACGAAGTTGACATGGCTAAACAGGCTACCGACTATGTAAATTACGTTCTTCAGCGCCAGCACAATGGTTGGGAGATTCTTTATCAATGGTTTACGGATGCGTTGCTTCAGAAGAACGGCATTATAAAAGTATGGTGGGATGACTATAATGAATACGTTAGGGAAGAATATCGAAACCTAAGTGATGTAGAGTTTGAAGCATTAGTGGTTGATGAAGATATAGATATTGTTGAGCATAGTGAGTACCCTGTTGAAGGCGGATATTACCATGATTGCGTTGTTAAGCGTGTTCAGTATAACGGTCAGGTATATATTGAAAACATACCGCCAGAAGAATTCCTTATTAATCGGGAAGCAAAGACCATAGAGGATGCAAGATTTGTCTGCCACAGAATAAAGAAAACCCTGTCAGAACTGCGTCAAATGTATCCTGACATTGACGATGAAGACTTGAAGGGTGGAGACATTGGAAATCCCATGTGGAGCGCAGAACGTCAAGCAAGATACTCTTTTGATTCTACGGAAGATTTCTGGAACACAGACAGTTTGGCTGCTCCAGAAAAATCCATGACTGAATATTGGCTTTATGAATCTTTCTTACGAACAGACTATGATGGTGATGGAATTGCCGAATTAAGAAAAGTTTGTACTGTCGGCACAACTATCCTTGCTAATGATGAAATAGACAATATGCCGTTTATCAGCATTACCCCAATTAAAATACCGCACAAGTTCTTTGGCCTGTCGGTTGCTGATCTAGTTATGCCGCTGCAAAAAATTAAAAGCACGTTGATAAGAAACCTTCTGGACAATATGTATAACCAGAACTATGGACGGTTTGCTGTTCTTGAAGGTCAAGCGAATTTGGACGACCTCCTAACCCAGCGCCCGGGCGGTATAGTGCGGGTTAAATCTCCTAACGCTGTCACCCCCCTGCCAAACCCTTCACTGGAACCTTTTGCATTTAATATGGTTCAGTATATGGATCAGGTTGGTGAGGCACGTGCAGGAGTTAGCGCCACAAGTCAAGGCCTTAACGACAAAGCACTTACATCGCATACTACAGCCAGTGCTGTGAATGCTGTGATGACCGCTGCTCAGTCAAGGGTAGAACTAATCGCAAGACAGTTTGCCGAAACTGGGGTAAAGGAGTTAATGTGCAGAATCTATGAACTGCTTGTAAAGAACATGGATCGTAAGCGTGTTGTCAAAATGCGTAGGGAGTGGGTAGAGGTTGATCCAAGATCATGGGCGGACAGGATGGATGCTACCGTGTCTGTTGCGCTTGGTCATGGCAATAAAGACCAGCAGGTTATGCAACTTACTCAGATGGTGAACATGGCTTCTGATGCTCAGGGTAGCGGTTTAGTATCCGCTGAGAATATGTATAACCTAACTGCCTCACTATTGAAGTCAATGGGTTACCAGAATGTAGATGATTACATCACACCTCCTGATAGACAGCCTCAGCCACAGCCAGACCCAATGCAAGAGGCGACACTTGAGGCCATTAAGGTTGACACTGCTGTCAAGCAGGGTGAACTTGATGTCAAGAAGATGAAGGCTGAGAACGAAGTTAACGAAACTAAAATGGATGCTAAGTTTAAGATGGCTGAATTGGCAATGGAAAACGAACAGGAGCGATCAGTTAAATTAGGATGAGCAGCGAACTAAGAATTGAACACGCTAAAAGACTCTTAGAAGATAAACTTTTTAAAGAAAGTATTGAAGAATTAAAACAACAATTGATACAGGAGTGGAGCGTAACTAATCAACATGACGTTGATAGTAGAGAACAGATTTGGCTTGAACTCAAACTGGTGGATAGATTTATAGGACATCTGACAGCAATCTTTGAGGAAGGACAAATAACTAAATTCACATCAACTATGAGAGAAATTTAAAATGGCAATACCTAAAGTGGTGGACAACACTCCAGTGGAGAGACCCGCCGAACCTTTAAGTGAAGCGATGCAAATCGCAGATGCACAAGATGCAATTCTGAAAATGATGGACGCTGAAGAGGCGCAGCCGGAAACTGAAGAAGAGCAATCCATCGAAAAAGCGGAGTCACAACCTTTAGAGGATGATGAAGTTTTAGATGATGAGGCAGAGGAAGTCGAAGAATCTGAAGAGGAATCCGAAGATGATGATGACTACGAAGCAACCGATGACCGTGATGCTGAGGGAGAAGATAAAGAAGTCTACACCGTCAAGGTAGACGGAGAAGAGATTGAAGTATCTTTGGATGAGTTACAGCAAGGCTATCAGAGGCAATCGGATTACACTAAAAAGACGCAAGGGTTATCAGAAGAGCGAAGGGAAATTGAGGATGTCCGTGGACAGGTCTCACAGGAACTTCAGTATCTGAACCAGCAGCGTCAGCAGTATCAGCAGGCACTTGGACAATTAGGAAACCAACTGTTTTCTAACATGAGTCGTTTTCAAAATACTGATTGGGAAAAAATGAAGGCTGATGATCCTATCGAATATGTCACAAAACGTGATGAGTTTCGTGAGGAACAGGAAAGGTTGCAGCAAGTACATTCACAGAATGCACAAATTGCAGCACAACAGCAGGCAGAAGCAAAGTACATTCATCAAGAGATGGCAAAAGAAGAGGCTAAGAAATTAGTTCAAATCATACCTGAGATGGGAAATGCTGAAGAAAGGCCCAATTTAGTACGCTCTATTCGTGATTACGGATTTGAGCAGGGATTCACAAAAGAAGAGATCGAAGGTCTTATAGATAGTCGATCTGTTAATGTGTTGATGAAGGCTATGAAATACGACAATATGCAGAAGGCAGATGTTAAGTCTAAAAAGGTTAAGAACAAACCTAAGATGGCTAAATCTGGAACCAAGAAAAACCCAAAGACTGATGCTAATCGTCGGCGTAATGCCGAAATGTCTAATCAACTAAAATCATCAGGTAAGGTTGCTGACGCAGCCAAAATGATGGAGGAATTCTTTTAAGGAGAATTAATAATGGCTATACCTACTAACACTAGGGAGACTTACGGAGCGATTGGTATCCGTGAGGACCTGTCTAATATTATCTATAATATTAGCCCGGAAGAAACTCCCTTCATGTCTGCGATTGGCAAGTCCACGGCAGACAATACCAACTTTGAATGGCAAACTGATTCGCTTTCCAGTGCCGCTGCAAACCGGCAGAAAGAGGGTGATGATGCTTCTGTACTTGCTGTCTCTGAGCCAACCCGATTTAACAACTACACGCAGATTAGTTCTAAAGCGGTCCAGACTTCTGGATCAGCCGAAGCGGTGGATTTTGCGGGCCGAAAGTCCACTCAAGCCTACCAGATGGCAAAGCGTGCGAAGGAACTTAAATTGGATATGGAACTGATGCTTCTTAGCAACACTGGTCGTGCCGTTGGTGCGTCTGGTACTGCCCGTGCTACGGGTGGTGTTGGAGCATGGATTCAGTCTAACCTTGAGAACGGAACCGCAACGGGAAGTGTCGCCAACTACGGCGCTACTGCTCCTACGGCTGGTTCTGATAAAGCCTGTGTTGAGGCTGATATCCGCAACCTTATGACAACTTGCTGGACTGGCGGTGCTAAACCGACTGTCATCATGGTTGATGGTTCTATCAAGAAAAAAGTATCAACCCTGTCGCAGAGTGTTTCGGAACTCCGAACCACGGCTAACGACAAGTCGCCAGCGTATGTTGTTGCAGCAGTCGATATTTATGTCTCCGATTTTGGAAATCTTCAGTTAGTTCCTAATCGACATATGCCTGCTAAGACCGCCTACTTCCTTGACTATGAGTATTGGGACATCGCTTATCTGCGTCCGTTCTCAAGCCATGATCTGTCAAGAACTGGTGATAGTGTCTCTAAGCAACTGATTGTTGAGTACGGTCTCCGTGCCCGCAATGAGGCTGCTAACGGCTCTATCCTTGGTTGGGACCCGGCTCTCTAATAGGGGCCTAAATAGCCGGGGGCATTTTGCCCCCGGCATCTCCTACGGAATATTATGAAACTTAAAAAGA